CGTGTGCTGAGACACGAAGGCATCCCAGACAGTTTTGAATTCAAAGGCAGTGTAATTTTTATTACCAACTTGAAGTTTGATCAAATGAAATCGCAAAAATTGCGTGATCACTTAGATGCATTGCAAAGTCGTTGTCACTATCTTGACTTGACATTGGATACAATGCGTGACAAGATTTTGCGTATCAAACAAATTGCCAAAGATGGCGTATTGTTTGCAGACTATGACTTTGAAGAGTGTGTGCAAGATGATATCATTGAGTTTATGAACGCCAATCAAAATCGTTTGCGTGAGATGTCGTTGCGTATGGCACTAAAAATTGCAGATTTGGTCAAGAGTTTTCCAGCTCGCTGGAGACTCATGGCAGAGACAACTTGCATGAAGAATGCATAATTGACAGATAGCTCCAGAACTGTAGACATACAGTTCTTTTATGACAGGTACTGATAAAAAGGTACCTGTCTTTTTGACTTTGTTTTATCAAGTGTGCTAAAATATTAATATGATAAAAATATGTTACCCGCCGGGATGTTATGGCAATTACCTAACAAGTTCAATTTATAATTATACTAATTTAAGAGCCGACAAATACAAAAATTTTTCATTTGATCATTCAGGCAGTAGTCACCATCATAGAAAAAATATTAAGTCAGGTTGCAAAATACAATATGGACATTTAGATTCTTCTGGCATGGTATTCAACAAAGACGATACTATTGTAACAATTTTACCTTGTATAGATCACAGATTAGATTATTACAATAATCAATTTGACAAGCATGCAAAAAAACAACTTGTTGATTACATACTAACACAATACTCTAGTAACGAAATTATTGATAAATTGCAAAGAGGATGGAATTACAAAAAAAAATTAAACAAAGACACTCCAATTTGGATTCTCAGAGAATTTTTTTCATTTTGGATCAATGATTGTTTTTCTAACGGGTACTCTGTGGACAAATATATCAATATTGACAGTAAAGTATTAATAACTACGCAGGATATATTTTTAAACTTTGTTGTAACTTTAAATCAAATTTGCCAGGTATTAGATTTAAAAATCAACATTGAGGAATCTGAGATTCAAGCGACACACAAACAATTTATAAATGCACAGAAATATCATAACTCCCAATTAAAATGCCAACAATGGGTTGATGATATCATCGACAATAATGATTCATCTAGTCCCTGCCAAACAATTTTTGATGAGTCGTATGTTCAATTCTTACTAAGAGAATCTGGTTTTGAATTACAATGTGACGGGTTAAATACTCTTCCTACTAGCAGTATGGATATGAAAAAAATTATATATAAAATATGAAACATTGCGTTATAACAATTAAAGACGAAGTTAATATTAAACTAGACGGGCTTGATCTTGATGTCCGACGGAAATTAGTTAATACTTTTAAATACGATGTGCCGTATGCACGATATCTTCCTGCAGTAAGACTAGGAAGATGGGACGGCAAAGTCAGTTATTTTCAAATGGGTGGCAGTACATACGTTAATCTGCTGCCAGAAATTATTCCCATACTTGAAGATTTTAATTACGATATTGAGTTAACTGATCTTAGAGAATATACAACAACTTTTAATTTTGAACAAGTAGACGAAAACAGTTTCGGTCATCATACTTGGCCAAAGAATCATCCACGAGCTGGCGAACCAGTTCAGCTCAGGGACTATCAAGTTGAGATTGTTAATAACTTTTTGGCCAATCCTCAGTGCCTGCAAGAAGTTGCCACAGGTGCTGGTAAAACAATTATGACTGCTGCGCTGAGCCAACGTTGCGAAGCACATGGCCGCAGCATTGTTATAGTTCCTAACAAAAGCCTGGTAACGCAGACTGAAGCAGACTATAAGAATCTAGGACTAGATGTTGGTGTATTTTTTGGTGATCGTAAAGAGTTTGGGCGTACACATACTATTTGTACTTGGCAAAGTTTAAATGTACTTTTAAAAAATACCAAAAATGCAGTGGCAGAAATAACAATTGGAGATTTTTTAGAAGATGTAGTGTGTGTTATAGTTGATGAAGTGCACATGGCCAAAGCAGATGCACTAAAAACCCTACTGACTGGAGTCATGAGTCGGGTACCAATTCGTTGGGGGCTGACTGGAACCATACCCAAAGAAAAATTTGAAAGTCAAAGCTTACTGGTAAGTATTGGGCCGGTAATAAGTCAATTGGCTGCCAGCGAGCTTCAGGATCGCGGAGTCTTGGCACAGTGTCATGTTAACATTGTACAGTTGGTTGATCATGCAGAGTTTACTAATTACCAAAGCGAATTAAAATATCTATTAGAACAAGAAGATAGACTTCGAACTATTGCTACTCTTGTGCGACAAGTTAATGCCACTGGTAATACGTTGGTGTTAGTTGATCGCATTGCAGCTGGAGAAGCACTAGTGGCACAGTTAGACAATGCAGTATTTGTATCAGGGTCAACCAAGGCAGGGGACAGACAAAGTGAATATGACGAAATTGCAACTAGTACTGGCAAGATTATTGTGGCGACTTACGGTGTGGCCGCTGTTGGTATTAATCTTCCTAGGATATTTAATTTGGTCCTTCTGGAGCCCGGAAAGAGCTTTGTCCGCGTTATACAATCAATTGGCCGCGGCATTCGCAAAGCAGAAGACAAAGAACATGTAGAAATCTGGGATATAACCAGTACTTGTAAGTTTGCCAAACGTCATTTGACCAAACGAAAAACTTTCTATAAGGAAGCCAACTATCCTTTTACACAGGAAAAGTTAGAATGGAAATAAGAGGTTGCATTTTTGTAACATAATATGTTATACTAAACATATGAGAATACTAACACTTGACAACGAACACTATGAACTAGATCAACTTCCAGATGAAGTTGAGGATATGCGGTTTGCAATACTAGACAACTCAACTCCGGCTGACCCTGATTATCACTATATACCACTGATATTTTTAGAAAGTTTCACATCTCCTGCACTAGTACTCAGAATAGGTAATCATAGAATAAAAATGCCCATGGATTGGCAAATACTAATTGGCGAACCAGATTTAGGAGATTTAGAAGTATTGCCATTGACCAGTATAAATGATCGAGGGTTCAAAGTGTTTCAATTCAATCCACTTAGTAGTTTTAGACCTAGCTTTCCAGACATTGAAATCTTGGATGTGTATCAAGAAGTTACATGGTATGCTCCTAAATTAAAAAACGGCCAGATGCTGTGTGTGCCTATCACTGACGGTGACAAACCCGAATGTGTGTATTTTGTCAAAGACATCAGCCGCAATTGCGAAATAGTAGACTACAACAAGGCCTGGTAATGGATAAATTGAATATTGCCAATGAGATGAAAGAGTTTGATTTAAAAAATCGAAACTTTTATGCTGACCTTACTGATGAAGAAAAGAAAAAGTTCAGTAATTTCCTAATGATTCGTTGGGGTAGTAGTGTGCAAGGGTCAAAAGATTTGCAAGAATTTTATTTAATCAGCACCAATGAAAGATTAAACAAACATTTCTTTGCTATCAATCGTCATCCACAATTGCAATGGTTATGCGCTAGTAGTGTTAGTCCTGGAATGGGCACACATCGGCATCAGTGGATAAGCCCTAAGAAAAAAGATGAAAATTCCACTGGCACTGGTACAAAGAAAAAACAACTGATGCATATATTTCCCAATATGAAAGGGTCTGATGTTGATTTACTAAGCAAGGTAACATCACAAAAAGAAATTGATGCTTATTTACGTGAACTTGGCGTAGAAAAATGACCCACACTTGCCAATATTGTAAGAAAGATTTTGTCAAAGAATCTAGTCTTGCAGTACACAGCTGCGAACCGCGTCGTCGTAGACAAGAGCAATCTGAACGTGGGGTTCAGCTAGGCTTACAAGCATACTTAAAATTTTATGAATTAACACAAGGATCAGCAAAATTAAAAACATTTGATGACTTTGCTGACAGTCCCTATTATCGAGCATTTGTAAAATTTGGTCGTTATTGTGTAGATATACGAGCAATAAATCCTGCTAGATTCATTGAGTATGTACTTAGGCAAAATAAAAAAATTGACCATTGGTGTCGGGATAGCGTATATACAGAGTATCTACTAGATTATCTGCGGGTAGAAAATATCAATGATGCACTGGCTCGAGCCATTGAATTTAGTATTACGTGGCAAGAACAAACAGGCAATCCAGCGCACGACTGTCTACGCTACGGCAATTCAAACGCCATGTGTTATGCAATAACCACTGGACGCATAAGTCCGTGGATTATATATAATTCAGAATCTGGTCAGAAGTTTTTGTCGGAACTAACATCGGAACAAGTTGCAATGATTTGGCCATATGTTGATTCAGATTTCTGGATGAAAAAATTTCAAGACTATCCAGCTGACCAAGAATATGCCAGAGACATTTTAATAAAGGCAGGATGGTAATGAGTGCAGACATAGATATAGATTTTGCTGATAGAGATCTTGTATTAAAAATTATAAAATATATTCCTGCACGACAACTAGTTCAAAATCAAATACGGCGACACAATTCTGGAGTATATGTTACTAACATTCCTTATGACCCCGTCAATGAATGTGCTGCTATAGATTATGAAACTGCTGAAAAACGTGGATATTTTAAAATCGACTTCTTAAATATGAGCGTTTATCAGTTGATTACCAGCCCACAACACTACGCAGATATGTTAGCTACTACACCGCCCTGGGATAAATTATGGCAAGATTCTACATGGGCCTCTCAATTAGTACACGTAGGAAACTATACTGAATTATTACGATCTATGCGTCCTAACAGTATACCCAGAATGGCAGCATTTATCAGTGTTATTCGTCCGGGCAAAGCTCATTTACAAAATAAAGATTGGCAAACAGTTTTTGAATCTGTGTGGGACGGCAATGATAGTCAAGGGTATATTTTTAAAAAATCCCATGCACTCAGCTATGCAGCACTGGTAGCATTGCATATGAATTTGCTCAATCAAGCCGACGTACCAGTGTAATTGATTTACGTTTAGTTTTTCTTCGACTCATTTCTATTAGACTGCATACAGGACCGTGTAATATAGTAAGATCCTTGTTGCTAAAAGTTTTTAAATAGTTTTTAAACGGATCCCAGTCAGATTTTAGAAATATATTTATAGGAATACTTCTATTGCTTTCCCACCACCAAACATTTGCAAGTTCTAAAAATAATCTTTTTTGCTCAACATCCTGTATACTGCCAAAATCATAAATTGTAGTTATTGCGTCATCTTGATTCTGTACAATGCCAACATATTCTGCGGAGGCATATACGCAAAGCGTTATAAAAGGGTATTTTTCAGCTAATTTTGCAAACAAGTCATTGCCCATAAATATTGTTGGAGATCCTTATGTATTCAACCACGGCGTATTTATATCAACAAATTACCAGAGTATTATTGATAGACACCGC